AAGATTTTTTCTAAAAGTTCTTTGGTATCATTGACAGTTCCTAGATATCCCATATTACGACTTATACTTGGTTCATTTTTATTATCTTTATCTGCAGATCTTACATAATCTTGATACATCATTATCATCTCAATATCTGATGATTCCGATAAGGTGAGGACATCATCCAATTTAATAATAAACATATCATCACTGGTTGTTTTTAACCAGGGTTCTATTTTATACCCAACAACTCCTCTTTTTCCTTTTAGTTCTTCAACTACAATTGGATTAGATATAATCAACATAGTTCTTTCTTTTTCTTCGGAAGCTGCTACCTTTGCAAATATCTCTTCTCCAGATTTAAGTTTTACGGTTGCATAAAAATCTTCTTCCATATATTACCTTAGTTGTATAGTGATTATCTCATAATTAAATTTTTCTTCATTGTAGATTTTAATTCTTTCTATGAAATGATTGAGTGTGTAATTTCTTCTATTTTTTGTAGAGCAATCGTCTGAAATATCATATAGTGTTGCTTTTACTTTGCCTTTTCCTTTTCTAAGAACTCGTCCAATACTTTGAAGATTACGGACTCTTGACTTACTTGGAGAGGCAAAGATAACGTTATGGAGGTTTTTAATGTTGATACCAGTACTAAAAGTTCCATAAGATGCAACGATGATTGCGTTGTTTTCTCTTTCTGTAATTTCTCTTACTAGTTCTCTTTCTTGAGTATCAACACCGCCATGTATAAAAAATACCTTACGGTTGTCACCTTTGTTTTTATTTATCTTTTCATAGAGTACTGCTCCATGACTTTCAACTCTCTGGAAAAGAACAAGACTATTTCCTTTAAGATCCAATGCTAGATTCTTAATAAAATTATTACGTTGTTCGTGACCTATTAAATACTGTATCTCATCCTCATAAACATCAAATGTCTTTGGTGGATGTTTTAAAACAAGGCATTGAATATCAAGTTGGGAAAGATGTCCCTGTCTCATCAACTCATCAGTTCTTGTCACATTATAAGATGGTCCAAACAGTCCCTCTAACACCCACTTATGCGTCTGTGTGCCGTCTAAAGTACCAGTGAATCCAAATCTATACTTGGCATGGTGCAACTTGGTCATAATCTGTATGAGAGACTTAGACTTGAACAAATGTGCTTCATCTCCTATAATGACACCATAGTCTTCAAAAAAAGTTCTATCAAGTTTATAAACAGATTGCCAGGTCGTGATTGTTACTGGCGCTTCATTACTTTTTTCTTTACCCGAATAGATACGGTGGCAATATGAATCAGCGTCCCAACCATAATCAAGAAAATCCTTGTACATCTGCTCTACGAGAGATGTCGTTGGAACAACTAAAAGGATTTTTTCTCCTCGGTCTACGTAGTATCTTACGAGAGAATAGATCATCAATGATTTGCCAGAAGCAGTGGGGCTTATCAGTAACTTTCTGTTATGCTTTAGAGCACCGTATACTCCCTCAACTTGGTATTTGCGAGGAGTATGAGAACAAATAGAGTTCATATAATCCTTAACACCTTCTAAGGAAATATTATCATTTTCTTCAAATGGTGTACCATAAAATTTATTATCTTCAAACTTATAACTGTATCCATAGTTTTCGCAGAAAGATACAATCTTATCTAACAGACCAACGTAGATTTGTTTGGAACGCATATCAAAGAGGTGTATCTCTCCGTTCCAGTTTCTACCACGATACTGCGGCATAAATTTTGCATTAGGAACCTCAAACTTAAAGTGGTCTCTAAGTTCGTATTCTATATGAGGTTCTGTATTAATCTTTAAAAATACTTCGTTTGATTTAGATATAACAAGATTGGCAGTTGTATCAATCACGTAGACCCATTCATCTAATAATATTTATTACAGATTCTCAAACTTATATTCTAATATCATTCTATACAAAGAATCCCTCAAATACCAAAGGTGCTCCTGTTCCATTGGATGTCTAGCAGGAGAACCTTCCCATTTTTCTATTCTTCTTAAAACACAATGGTGTAAAAGATAAATATCCTCTATTGTTAAATTGACTGAGTAGTCGTATTCTTGACTTGGTTCGAATTCTTCATTCATTATCCTAGTCCTGAATTAAACCTCATAAATTCTATTGCGTTTTTTATTTGGTATGTGCGATTAGTTATCTGTTTTAATATACTCTCAACATATACTAATATTGTATCGTAATAATCAATTTTTAAACATACTGTAGAAAGTTTTTCGTCTGCATCAAGATACTTTTGCATCGTATCTTTATCTCTAATTTTTTTAGGAAAGGGATTTTCCACATATACTTCAGGATCGGATTTACCACTGAAGTATTCGTATCGTTCGTGTCTTATATTTTTTCTTTGTTGTTCTGCTTTTTTTCTTAAAAGAAAAGTGGTATTATAAAGTTCAAAGTATTTTGCATGTAGAGAGGGGATGCTTAAGGATTCATCATGTAGATTATCTCTATCAATTTTTGAATCATTTTCCCACATCTCTTGAAGTTTATCAAGATCAATCATAAAGGTTTGTTATTAATATCAACTACATTGTACATAGTATACTTGAAAGCAACGTCTGCTGTAAAGTACTCTTGATCAGTTTGGGTGGCATCAAACGTTAATGTGGATAGACTGTATGGAAAAAGATTCTTAAAGGAAACTTGATATTTTGGTATTAAGTTATTAGTCAGTATACTGAGAGTTCCATCAGAATAAATGTTATCCTGATCCTTAGCATACTTTCCAAACACTTCTGCTTGACTTTCTAGATTTTCAAATTCATTTAAATTTTCGGGAAATCCTAATCCACGAATCCAGTTTTGTATTTCCATATAATTTCCAAGGTCTTCATCAATCAAAAATCTTATATTCAGATCACTAAAATCGATCTTATCTCCTGGAACTGGAATATCTCTTAAGTAAGTTGCTTGATTAGCAACACCTAACTGCATATCGGGTATATTGGCCTGATTGCAAAAGAATGCTGCTTTTGGACTTCTACGAAGAGTAAATCTAAATCCAGTTGGACTCAAAAAATTTCTATTTTCAATTTGTCTAGATGATCTTATAGACTCATATTCTGGCATTTAATTACTCACTTACTACAGTAGAGTTGGCATAATGTTTTGGAGCATAAGTCACACCATTCGCAGTGACTGTTGTTGCTTTGACAGCATCAGCATCAGATTGATTCTCATATACTTTTCTATCGTCATAAGTTTCTGTCCAACCGTTATCACCTCTATAATATACATCACCAATCGTAGGATTCATGACACTATTTGTTTTTATATGATAGGGCATTTTACTGTTAATATTTTAGTTATTTATTCCCAACATTATCTATCCAGTTTTTAAAACTATATGGTGGCCATTGTCCATATAAAACATTTTTAGAACCTCCACCATAAGTATCTGGTAAAATTTGATACCTGTCACATTTCTTGGCAAAATTAATATATCGCACCATTGTATCATCATTAATATTAAAAGACTTTGCATAATCCCAAAAATCTGTATTATACTTTGAACCAAACATATAATGCCATAAAATAAAATTTTGATTTTCATTAATATATTCTTTAATTTCTTCTGATGGATCTTTTCCATTACGTAATATATAATTCCAAGTCATTTTAATCCATTCAAAGTATGTCTGGGTTGATGAGGACTCTAATGGTTCTAGAAAAAATAATCTATTACCATTAAGGATGACTCTCCCATCTATTGGTTTATTTGCGACATAATTTTTATACCTAACATGTTTTTTAATATCAACATCAAACATATTTTTAAAATTATATTCTGCTTCTATATCAGTAGAACACTTATCACTATAACAATACCCAACACAATAATCGTGCGATGGAGAATCTTCATGTGTTGGTATTACAAAAGTCCATCCATCAGGTGTTGCAATATGACTACTCCAATGTGTTCGAGTTAAATCCCATTTTGGTTTTGCAAGGATAGCAGAGTTTGTTGGATTTTTTAATATTGTATAGTCAGAATAATCTTTTGGTTTCCCTCTACAATCAAAAACATAATCAGCATCTACACTATCAATATCTAATGACTCACTCTCAGTTACTTTAAAGTGCCCGGATTCTAAAATAGATTTCTGCATTTCCCATGGGCAATAGTGCATTGCCATAGTATCTGATGGGAACTCATGAAAAAATTTATCTTTCTTCTTTCCCCATCCTTCATACAAAATACCACTCTTAAATGTGGCATGTATGCTGTTCTCATACCAATTAAATCCAGTTGCTGCCCATAACAATCCTGGAGGACGTAATAGAGTTGCTTGTCCTACTTTTTCTGGTTGTATGTTTGGGTTATGTATTAATTCTACTTCTACGTTAAAATTCCTTCCATACCATGCATAAAATAATGCTGTAAATGATCCAGCGTTCCCCGCGCCAACTACGGCAATTTTCATAACAAGATTTTTAACTATTTATTTGCATAAAAAAAGACCCCCTCTTTGAGGGGGTCTGAAAGGACATGTGGGGCAACCGCTTCCGCAGCAACCACTTGAATCACATGAGGTTCTTAACTGTAACGCGACGGTAGTAGCGGTTCGAGTTAACTGTAAGAGCACCAGCTCCGACAGATGTACCTTGAGCGAAGGGATTAGCGACCATGCCGTAGCGAGTCTTAAATCCGATTTTGGGCTGGAAGGTGTTCTCTCCAACTGCACGAACCATCTGAAGAGGAACGTATGGGCAGTAGAATAGACCTGCGTCATAAGGGGAAGTACCCTTATAACCAACAACGTAGTACTGGTTAGCAGCACTGTTTGCCGAATAAGGATCGATATATACGCGATACTTACCTTGGAGGATACCAGCGAAGGTGTTACCTGTGTCATCAACGTTAAGGTTAGCGTTGAGTGCAGGGGTGTAGTCGAGCACACCAGCCATGGTCAGTGCAGACGCAACGTCGGCGGAGCAAAGGATTACATTGCCCTTCCCGCGACGAGTTCTTTGTGCGATAGCGTTCGCATCTCTCTCGATTTGGAACAGAAGTCCTTTGAACTTCTCAACAGACCAACGACCATTAGAGTCGATGTCAAGGTCGAATTCACCAGGAGTTGAGGTGTTAACCTGAGCGCCAGATTCAGCAGTCTTGTAGATAGTTCTAATAACTTCTCTGTTGATTTCCGCAAGGATTTCAGTAGAGAGGATGTTAGCAAGTTCTGCTTCAGCGTTCAGACCGTGGATTGCCTTGAGGTCTTGTGCCAGTTCCAAGGAGTACTCTGCTTTCAGAGCTCTGGACTTAGCGGTTACAGTGACTTTCTCGATCGAGAATGCCATCTGGTTGAAGGCATCACCGCTGGTGCCGAGGTCTTCCGACTCAGCAGTGGTCATACCCTGACCAACAGCATATCCCCTTTGGGTTGTATCTGTTGATGGGTTCAGTGCGCCAGGATTAGCAGCACTACCTTGTGCGGTAGTACCCATACCAACATTAGGACCTGCTTGTCCAGTTCCAGTGCCGTTGAAGTTAAATCCTTCGTTCTGACCGGAGAATGCAGTATCTACTTCGTCGTAGAATGCTTCTGCTCCAGCTTGAGTCTTGTACTTCGAACGCATCGCGAAGATGAGTCCAGTAGGACCAGACATTGGCTGAACGCCTGCAAGGTCATATGCGACCAAGTTGGGCATAGAGCGTCTGATCAAGGAGATCAATACGGGGTCGAAACCAGCGACAGGTGATGCACCAGATCCAGAGAAACCAGCGTTGCCGGTTGCACCAGGGTCAGTGTTGACGTTGGGTTGCTCAGTGAGCATTCCGCTGCTTGCGAATGCAGTTTGCTCTCTAAGGAATTTTTCTTGGTTTTCTAACAGGACTGCGGTCACTGCTCTCTTGTGATTGTCTTTGATTGAATCAAGACCCTCATGATTGAGGAGAGGTGCCCACTTTTCCTGCAACTGTTCGGAATGGAACATTTGCTTTTTACCTATGTGGTTAATTTACGGTTTGAATTAATATTAAATTCAGTTGTTATTTAAGAGTTGATCCCAATGCTTTAAGGTAAGCGTCCATAGAACCAGAAACTGATGCTGTGGTTTCGTCTACTCCCTCAGAAAGGGTTTCAGTCTTAGATTGTGTAGAAACTGTCTTCTGATTGAAATAAGATTCCTTCAGAGTTTCTAACTTCTCACGATATTGTGCTTCACTTTCAAACTCCACACTTTCGGAAAGTGAGGCGAGTTTCTCTTTCTGTGTCTGTGCAAGACCTTCAGAGACTTGATCTAATACTCCATCAG